GGGCTAGACCTAAGAGTGCTGTTGATTGTGTTGCCATTGTTTTCTCCGATTAAGCCACGTATGTGCCGTTATTGGTGGTGTTTAAACGACGCGCAGTCCAGATACTTCCAGCCAGTGGCGTAATCGTACCCGCACTTGTGTTGGCTCTTATCAATAAACTTGTCCCTGTGCCGTTATCTAACTGTATTCTAAACCGTGCGTAATGATTAACCGCCGTAGTCAATGAGCCTGTAGTAAAGCTATATGCCGTTGTGTTGTTAACCGCTTGGCCCACCAGCATGGTTGCTGTGCCGGGCGGGGCAACGATACCTGTAACAGGCGACATTTCAAAATATACGTTCTGTATGGTTAGCGCAGCAGAGTTAGTCAGCGTCCAAGTGACTGTACCAGCGGAGGTCTTCAAGAAGTACATAATAATTTCAATATCGTAGTAGCCCTGCGAGACCAGCGCAATATTGGACGTAGCGCCAAAAAAGTTAGCAATACCTGTACTAATAGAAGCACCGTTAGCAGTTAACTTAAACTGGTTGTACAAACCTACCGAGCTACGACCAGATGCCGTGTCTACTGTGCCGTACATGTTCTCGCCGTCGTACTCAATAGCGCCTGCTGCGGCGGATGTTAAGTTTGTACCGGACGTTAAAACAATTGGCGCTACTGTTGCTGTGCCTGCAACTGGGGTAATTGATTTGGCTACCACGTTACCCGCCGAAGCCACAAGGTTGCCAGTAGAGGCGGTAATTTCGCCCGCAGCAGTGATAGGGATACTGGTATTTAATGTAGATGCAGAAATCTGCATCTTGTACGCGCCTTTGACCTGATTAAAGCCGCCCACGTAAAACTGATGCGCATTTGCTGAACCCGTGCTAGACGTGGCGTAAACCAGATTGCCCGTGAAAGAAGCATTTAATGCCGAACCAAATATGTACGTCTCGTTAGGGCCAGTGACACTGTATGTCGCCTCGTTGTATGTAGAACTGTTATGGCCAAAGTTGCCAAAACCAGCCGCATCCGTGCTGTTGTTTGCATACAGAACGAAGTCAGCGGAAGCATTACTACCAGCATTGGAGTTATAGACATAGCTCTCCATGTAGTTGTTAAAGTTGCCTGTTGCAGCAATCACGGGGTTTGTCGTGCCAGCCAGTAAAGCCGCAGTACCTGCCCGTAGAGTTGTACCGTTAAATGTCAAATCAGCGCTAGATTGGTAAGGATTAGTACCGTTACCATAAGGAATGGAGTTAACAGCTAGTGTGGTTACACCCGTACCGCCAGAAGATACCGGGACAAGAGCGACGTTATCCGCAACAATATTTAAACCATCTGCATAAACCGATCTTTCGGCGGGGTAGGTGACGAACACATCTTTACTGCCCGCTGTAAATGGCGTTAAAACTCCAGCAAAACCCGTCGTTAGAGTAATCGCCGTGTAAGTTGCGCTAGTTCCTGCGTAGGTAAGTATTGATCCGCTTGCCGTTAAAACTGTCTTGCCTGTACCTTGTGCATCAAGCGTTACAGTACCCGTGCCCAACGGAACAGTAGCATTGGTTGTAAAACTTACACCAACCGTATTTGACGCCGCCCCAATTAATGTGAAGTCTGTAGTTCCAACCGTCAGAATAGTGGCTGTTGTGCCAGAAACTAACGACGTAGCATTTGCAATTGCGCTAACTGTGATTACTTGCCCAGCCGTTATGCCGTGTGCCGCAACCGTATTAACAGTAACCGTGGTAGTTGATTGGCTGATGGAAGAAATTGCCGCAATAGAAGATAAGCTGGAAGACGATAAAACCGTATCCCTAGATAGGGTCGTACCTGACAATGTGTACGTACCAATACCCACTTCCCACTCATTTGCGACTTGACTGGCAATTGTGTAGTACGTGGTGTTAGCGTTGCCAATAACAGAAAATGCCTGATACCCACTGGATGTGCCAGCAAGCACAACAGACCCTGTACCCGTCGTAGTGGTGTTCTCTCTTACTCGATCTTTAAGAACTAAAGCCATTTTGCACCTTTTATGGGTTAACTATTGTCTGCCAATCTGGATCAGGCGGTGTTTGTGATGTGTCAATCACTGTCCAAATAGCTGTCAAAGTTGATGATTGTGTTTCCGCTGCAAACATTGTTTCAATAACTGCCGCCTGAAATTTGGCAATCAAGCTTTCTGCATCAGCAATTGCAAAAGTATCGCTCGCACTGACCTGAAACACCTGCCCAGCGGCAGTAGAAAAAGGCAAAGCAGAGAATGGGGTGTTAGCAAACATGATTAGGTAATCACTACAGTGTAGGTGACAGCCAAAATGTCAGTGGCTACAACGGTTCTTGCAGCGGCAAAGTCGCCAGCCGAGAACAAGATACCTGTTGTATTATTCGGCACAGTCGTACCACCAAGGACGATAAAACAACCAGCTACCGTAGCTGAACCAGTCATCGTAAAACTAGTTGGCGTTGATGTTGTCTTGCTACCGCCAGAAGCGGCAGAAAACACGGGTGTGAGCCGTGCCGCAATAGCTGTAATCTCCGCCCATGTAGCGTGAGAAGCCATAGTGTCTGCCACAACGGATGTACCAACACCTTTCAGGCCCATCAATACTGCGCCAGCACCTGCGTTACCCAGAATTGAGTTTAAAGTAGCGTTCTTGCCAACTGTTACTACTAGATTTTCAATGTCGTCTTCCCATTTGATGTTGCCTTGAGAATCTGTACACACCACATGGTAGTAGCCGTTCATGTTCATTGGTTCAGTAACCATTTATTGCTCCTGTTAGCTACTGCGAATTAACGCCGTTGTCGATGTGTTTGCAGGCATCGTAACTGCGAATGTGATTGCTGAAGTCTTGTCTGCCCCAAAATCCAAAACCGCAATAGACTTGTTGGCTTTGCTTGAGTTGTAAATCAGCGCACCACGAGCAGTCAAAGCTGATGTCCAAGTTGCGTTGGGAAACCCAACATAGGCTACAGTGCCCAATGTATTTACCGTGATACCCGGTAGTGTTACCCCGCCTGCCGTGTAACCTGTTGCTACAACTTCATCGGTCGCGCTGTAAATTGTCGTATCTGCACCAAGATTAGCTGGCGCGGTGTAAAGGGCAATCTTAATCACATCCGTGGGTAAGTTATGGACACCCTCATACAACTGGGCTTTGAAACTGGTGGTAAGTGTTTGGGCAATCATTGAACTGGAATCCTCACTTGTCCATCACGGTACGCATCCATACGTTGCTTGCCATCGCCCAGATTTTTAAGCAGCTGCATTGATTGCGCGTACATTTCTTGATATACCGCAATCAAGTCAGGCTCACCCTTCATAAAGCGGATAGCTTCAACCAAAGCGCCGTTCAATAACGCAGAACTAAAGTTATCGCCAAGCCAAGAAGTACCAGTGGTGACAATCGACTCAGGGTAGTAGTAATAGTGGAGTTCTAGTTTGTAAGCACTGTTCGGTGTAGGCCCAAGAATAAAACTTAACTCATTAACTGCTGTAGATTGTGGGCCAAAGATTGCGTAGTACTCTGGAAGACCTGTGTCCGCTGGAGTTGGGTACGCCTCACGAATGAAGTTAACGTCCTTATTTAGCAAAAATGTATAAGTTTCCGTGGCTGTCCCGTAGTTCTCAATAACCGCTAAAGAAAACGTAGACAGGAAGTCGCCGGGACAAGACACATATTTATTGTTTACCGTTAACGTACCAACTACGTTTTTTCGCAGGTTGGCAAGCTGTACAGAGTTGTAAATCTTCTGTTCAGCCTGCTCTGTAAACAGTGCGTACTCATCCGCTGTAAACTCGTTTTCACAAATGTCCGCAATATTTGCAACAAGTTCAGCGTAGTTCATGGTTATGCCATAGGCCCACGAGCCATCAGACCTTTAGTAGCCGCGCCAGTGCCACGAACTTTAATACCGCTGGTTTTGACTTGCTCATCGCCAGCAGCTTTACTGATGTTGCCAACGCTCATATTAACCGTGTCGGCTTTGCTGCGGTTTGGCATAACACCGGGGGTGGAAGAAATCTTCATTGCCTTACCATCCATAGTGTGCGGCTCGGCATAAACACTTGCGCCGCCAACTTCTTTACCGTCTCGTTTCATGCTGAATTTAGCCATTATTTTCCCCGTTGGTTTGCAACTTTAGCCATGCCACGACCCATGCTCATCATCATCTCGTTGGTCTTTCCGCCTTTGGCTAGCTTAGTCATAGGCTTGCCGGGGTGCAGCCTTTTCTCGTGCTTATGCACGGCTCCAGCCATCATCTTTTTGTCCTGTTTTAAATCTGCTTTGTGCATTTTAAGCTCCTAAGTTACGCTTACCGTTACTGTACCAAGTTCTAACGCTAACACCAAATAATTTGGCGTTAAAAGAGTGTCAAACCCACTTGCTCCACCAACAGGGTTCCAACCCCACTGAAAGACTCGACTGCCACCGCCGTTGAAACCATCCTCCAGCAAGCCAGAGACTTGGTAGCTTAGGTCAGGACGCGGGTCGCGCACCCCTTGCGGGTCATCCACTGGATACATGCCCAACTGCAACTGCGGCTGATCTGGGTCCCAGCACTGAGGGCACACTTTTAAGTCGTAAACCTTGGTCTTGACAACAAGTTTTTTAAGTGCCGTAAGTTTGTACCCGAAACCGCACCGGTCGCATATGGCAATTGAGTTCTTACCACTAGCAAACCTATTACCCATTATCCGCCCCCAATGAACATCTGTCTAGGCACGAGACGCAATGCGGCGCGTTCTTGATCTTCATCAGCCGCTGTCATCCATGCCTCGTCGTACTGTTGTTTTAAGACCCCAAGACGATCCATACCACCGGGAACCTTCAAAGCAATGTAATAGGACAATCCAGCCACCATACAGGGTATAAAACGAAAAGGTACGTCCATTACATTGACACCATTACCAGCATCTTGCACGCGACGCATACGCCAGTAGACAAACTGGTAAGTCTGGGAGCCGTCAGGCGTAGGCCACATGGTTACGCGAGGCACATTATTGGTGTAAATCTTGGCGCTGGAACTAGCAGTATGTGCCGCAGCCGTTGTTCCGTTCTGTCCACGGAAGCAATTGCTTAAAGTGTTGCCTTCAATGTAGTTGTAGAAGATAGTTTCGCTGTCAAGGTTGATGTAACCAATGGCAGGAAGCCCAACTACACTGGACAAAACAACTGTGTCTGCGGTAGCGTTGATGCTGGTAGACAAAACCGCCGTTGTTGGCATGATCTGCCCATCCAAACGCTGATACCAGACTTGAATTGGCCGCGCTTGGGTCAGTTTGTTAGGTAAAGTAGCGTATGTGGAAACACTTACGCGGGTAATTGTCAAATCGGACTGGGTTGCCGCCTCATTTGGCTGTGTTCGGATAACGTGATCAAGTAAATCGACAGTATCTACGGGGATTGCATAGGTGTTCAAGCCTTGAGTTAGGGTAATCGTGCCCTGCTCAAACGTCCACATGTTGATACCGCGGTTTGCCCAGTCAGCAAACAACAAGTTCAGCGACCGGCGAGCCGTTTTAAGGTCGTATCCGGTGCGTAACTCTGAACCCGCACGCTCAAAAGCCTCCTCCACCAGTTCGGTGAGGTCTAAATTAAAGCCTGCTGACCCAGAAGTTGTTGCCATTATTTACCCTTACGACGCAAGGCGGCAATTCCACCATTTGCCATTTTATAACCCGCAGCACGTCCTTGCTGTAGTACTTGCCCAAGTCCCACGCCCTGAGATGCTTTATCTCCACCCTTATAGAACGTCTGATCGCCCGGGTTGTATGCGTAGTCTTTGTACTGTTGACCAGCAAAATCTCGTAAAGTCTGTGCAAACCCTTGGTCACCAAACTGTCCAGCCTGACTCATTTTGCTGAAGTCCGTAGGAGCCTGAACTGGGGCTGGGGCTGGGGCTGGGGTACGTCTAGCTAATCTAGCTGCTTCGCGTCGTTCACGCTCCTGCTTTGCGTTTCTTTCAGTCAACTCCGTCATGCGTTTCATTGAGCGATTTATATCCGCCGTGCGTTGTTGTGCGGCATTTAATTTATCTTTGTTATCTGCGTACATTTCGCTAACTACGTCGTACCCGCCATATTTGTTAAATTCTGAAGTAGGTACACCACTCTTGGTCATAGACTTCTGCATTAAACTTTGCGCTAATTCAGGTGTTAGCTTATTGTTTGAAGTTGATTGCTGTGGCATAACAGCAGCTACAGGTCGGGATTGTGTTTGCGCATTGTTTTTAGCTAGACTTCTGTTTGCCGCTCGTTCGGGTGCTGCATTTTTAAACTCTGCATTTTTAAACTGCGAGTCGGGCTGGCCTCGCATCATTTGATTAAGTTGGTTTAGTTGTTGCGACTGTGGTTGCCGCTGCATTTGCTGAAAATACTGGTTGGCAAATCCGGGGGTTTGGCCCATACCTTGTTCCGACTGTGGTTGCTGCCGCATTTGTTGAAAATACGGGCTGGCAAATCCGGGGATTTGGCCCATACCTTGTTGCTGATCACCGTATCCGCTACCAAATGGGCCGTAACCGCCTTGCTGACCACCGTAACCACCGTACCCGTCTTGCTGACCACCAAAACCAAAAAGTCCAAGTTGGCCCAACGTTTGGCCCATAGGGGCGTTATTACCGCCGCCACCCATCATGTCTTGTGAAGTGGTGGCGTTAGTGGAGTTGTACATACCACCAAAAGGGCCTTGTTGGTTGTTATTAACACCCAAAGCTCCGCCAACGGCACCGCCAATTTGCCCCATAGGGTTTGCAGCAGGGCTTTGTGCCCCAATGCCCCCAGTTGATCCTTCGCCGCCGCCTGCCATAATATTCTCCTATCTAAAACCTGCTGTTTTCTTTGCTATGCCTTTAGGCTGGGCTACGAATTGTTTCCCTTTAGCTTTGCCAGCACGTTTTGCACGCGTTGTCGCAGCGTACTCAGAAGCGCTAAGACTTTTGATCGCAGCTTTTGGTAGGTATCGTTCACCAGTGTCAGAAGATTTTTTACCACTTTTAGTTGTCCAATCTTGTTTGCCCCAGTCCTTTAAAGACTGTTGCGGTTTAGCCAACCCGCCACCGGCCATTTTCTTACTTGCGCAATGTGCCTTTTCTGAGAAGCCTTTTGGGGCATCACAGTTTATGGACTTCTTGCGCTTTTCCGACCATTTAGTCACGATACCCGCCCCCTGCGGCTTTGTAGCGTTTAGCCATAACCTGCGCTTTTCTGGCGCTCCATTGACCTGCGCCAGTGCCCACGATTGCCGCAGCTTTGACGCTGTTAAAGATCCGTTTGCGCAACTCAGGCTTGGTGTAGTTGCCAGCAGCATTCACCTTAGACTTTACCTTACCACCCTCTTTGTACTGGGTGAAGTCGGTGTCATCTTGGCGCGGTTTCTTCACGCCTTTAGGCATCTTTGAGGGGTTGATGTCCCCCATACCGCGTGAAGGTCTCATCTCAGCACAGCTTTCCGCCAGACTTCATGGTAATCATCTTGCCTTTGGTTTTACCCTTGGACTCGATGCCGCCGCCTTTAGCGTAAGCCATGCCGCCTTTTTTCATTGCGCCTTTACCGTCACCAATAAAAGCGGGTTTACCGTCCTTCATGGGCATACCGCCACCAGCCATTTTGCTAGCGCCTTTTTTCTTAGCCATTATTGCCATCATGCCTGCATTCATCTTAGCCATATCACCACCTCTTTTAAAAGTTTTGCCTTTATCGGCGTTTGAAAAATCTTTGCCCACAGACTGTGGGACTCCCACCTTCTTGGCAAACGCTGGGTTGTTAGCCACCGCTGCCATGAAATTGTGTTGCTTCTTACTCGTGCTTGGCATATTTAGCCACCAAGTTTTTAACAGTTTCAGTTTCCCAAATGCGAATAACCATCCACACGATGGTCAATATTCCACCAACAAGCGCTACAACTGGAGTCATCCATCCTAAGAAACCGCCAAGGCCCATTACTACGGCAGCGCCATCAGTCATTGATTTTATGTCGTTGTTCATACAATCCTACCTTTGGTTTTGCCTTTGACAGCACAGCCGTCTGCACGGCTAGAAGCGCTGGAGACTTTGCCGCCTTTGGCGTAGTCATCGCTCATGCGCGGGGTTCTGTCACTAGAATCAGAACTTCTACCTCTGGGGGAGCCAAAACTCATTTCGCCAG